AAAGTTATAAGATCAAACCCAAGGTGGACTTAGTAAACCCACCTGTCAGGCATGTCACTCCAGTGACGATTTTGCCGCAATCACTTCTTTCGGAATACGGTACTGCCCTTCCGATCGTGACCGCGCTAGATCAAAAACTGGAACAGACTAAACCTGACATAGGTCTTTCATTCTCCATGACACGGCGGGGCCCTAGTGCCCGCCGCAACTCGCCTGAAAAGGCCAAAAAGAACCGACGGGGCCCTAGTGCCCGTCAAAACCTGCCTGGAAAGGCCCGAGTGAGGAGTCGCTCGAAGAGAATCTTGCGTGCAGAGAGGCAAATCTGCAAGGAGAAGACGCAGACTCGGAACGTTGCCCGGCGTTTCAAGTTCGATTCTACCCTCGGATACCCTGGAGAGGGTCCGAAGGGCCACCCTTTCGTCTGCACCGTTGTAGGTTGCACTAAGGGACCACACTTTCACGCTAAGAAAGGAAAAGCTCTCACCGGGAGCGCTAGGCGCGTGAAGGAAGCTAAAACTCAGCCTAGAAAACCGGTCGAGTGGGTACTCTGCGTACACTTCGCACCCGCCGTCTCATGTCCAGCGTGCCACGCGCACCGGCAACACCCAGACGGCAAGGTTCGAGAAGTTAAACATCGCGCCCCACCGAAACCGCCACCAGCCGAAGCCCCCGTTGATAATTCCATGGGGGACGACGATTGGCTTTACGACTCGTTTCATTCCGATGAGGAGACCCGTCAACCAAAGGGTTGGCGCCTTCAGAAGAAAAGGAACAAGAAGAAGAAGCCATCCGTACGCCGAGCTGAAAAGCGGAAAACTAAACACGGGAATATGCGCCCGGACGTCCCCGAGATCTTTGTGGAAGAGATCAGACCACCAGCGCAGAACCCGGAGTTCGACCAACAAGCTGCTGACCTCCTTTGGGAGGTCGTATTGGACGTCGGCGGAGAGGCCGACGACTCCAAAGCTTTGGTCGCACAGCCCTGGATAGACGTTATGACTGGCGAAGTCGTGACCATCCAGGATGGGCAGGCAACCACCCTCCAACCTACGCATTCCTTGGATAGGAAACACGTCGACAGGGATGTCGACGTCAAGCAACCCGTCCACGTCGCTCGAGAACCAACCAGCATTACTGTCGTGCCAACTGCATTGACTGCTGATGAAATCTCTGCGAGCACGGTTGCCGACGCGTATCAGGGTTACACCGCCAACAATTTTCCTTCAACCCCAGTCCCTCAGACCACACCAGCCCGACTCCCAGTCGACACAAGCCTTTTTGGCGCCTGCTTAGATGCGGCCGCCAAAAGCGCTGCAAGTTGTTTAAAACAACACTCACCGGTTCCGCCGTGTGAAGGTGTCGACCCGACTCTTAATGGACCCATGCACCCCCTCGATCTGCGAGTATTTCCTGCCACTAAGGAAAAACAGATTTACTATGGTGTAACTGCTCCAAATAAGTCCTGGTTTAGATGGTTCCGCAACATTCCTGCGAAGACACTGGGTTGGATGTTCGGTGATGAGGAAGTCACCGTCCTTTCCACACTCCCCGGCAGCGATGATGTTTATCTCTACGGAAGGGATGCCAAGGTACGCGAGGTACGTCCCTTTGGCATCCGCCTTGCTTCCACCGTTAGTCGAGCCAGCGGGCTCGACCTCTTTTCTTGCTACAAGTACACGAAAGTGGTGCCTGTGTATCCTCTGATATGCGGGTTATTGGAGGGCGACAAGTCCTCCATGTACCACGCTGCACGTGCCTTGCGTGGCAAGGAAGGTTTCAACGTCAATCTCCCCTTCACCATTCACCAGTTAATACAGGTGTTACCAGCGGAGTTGGGAGGCAAGGAACTCCTAATCGAGAAGTATCGGTTAGATGCGCAAGTCTTGGACTACACTGTTATGTGGTTATGCAACCGTAAGTTGCGCCGCGAAATGGAGTATGCCACTCTTGCGACAGGCGAACCCTCGCTGGATTTTCGCGGGGGCCTCACTCTTCCATCGGTGTCGAAAGGTGGGGGCCTACTAGGCAGACGACGATACGGTGCGAGAGCTCGAAAATTTTTCTGAGCGCTCGCGTCTTTCGTTGCCTGCGTGGCACCGACTTTTTCGTAGGAGACGAAGTTGTTTTCCCGGGTGAGGTACTTCCTTCTTTGAGTTATGAAGGGAAACTCATCCATGACGGTACCTACCGCACGAGATTCGGTCCTTGTGTGTCGCACTCTGCCATGATCTATTCGTTGACAAATCACAACGTTAGGCTGGCCTTGAGACGCCTCACAGGAGCCAGATTTCCAGAGGAACCGGGAAAACACCAACAGTACATGGAGCGCCAAGCCGAATTCATATCTGAACACCGCTCGTTCATTGAGTTCCTGGCCGCCACTTACGCACCAGCTTTTGAAGGTTACCTTGGGATGAGGGAGGAATGTCGTTTACATTACGACGACCCCCATCCAAAGAGGGACCTTCGGATTCACGCTTATGAAGAACTGATCGATTCTGGACAGTTTCATCGGCGCCTTTGGCTGCGTAATGTCACATACAAGTTGAAGAAGGATGAGTTAGCCAAAAACGGCAAATACCCTCGCATGATTGGAGACCTCGGCGTCGCCGCGTCTCTGCAAGGATTTCGACTCACCTATTTTCTTAAAACTGCACAGGAGCAGACGATTTTTATCAACGGGGGCCATATTGAGTTTATGAAGAAGCCGTCGACCGAAGGGTTGACACACGTCTTCGATTCGCTCATCTCCCCTGTCGGTAGATTCTACTTCGTTTGTTTCTCTGACGACTCTTGTTTCTCCATTCGTCACGAGGGACGTGTTCATATTTATAATGTGGACATTTCTTCTTGTGACGCCTCCCACACCAAGTCGCTCTTCGACGCGTTCGTCGACCTTCATCCCTTGCACATTAAAGATGACGCCAGAATTCTGGCTGAACAATGTGCTTTGCCGATTAAGGTTTACGATTTAACTTCTCGTAAGCGTTACGTTAAGTTGCTGCCGAAGTATCCAAGACTGTATTCTGGATCAACTATCACCACTGCCATTAATAACTTGGCTTCTATGTTGATCGCCTACTCCTTCTCTCTACTCGATGTTCCGACACCTGAGAATGTCATAGCCGCCGCTGCTTCGGTTGGTTATGTCATTACCTTGGAACACTGCAGAAGGTACGAGGATATACAGTTCTTGAAGCATTCACCCGTGTTGACCTCGCAAGGATATAAGCCACTTCTTAATCTTGGCGTACTCCTTCGATCCACCGGTGTTTGTCGTGGGGATCTTCCAGGAAAGGGGGATCTGGAAACGCGTGCTCACGCCTTCCAACATAACCTTTTGTTAGGTATGTACCCACGAAGTCGGTTCACTCTAATCGATGCCATGAAGTCCATTAGTAAGGGTTCTACAGTTTCCGCCTCCGTCCAGCGACAGATCGATCGACAGATTGAACAGACGCTAGCCTACAAGGTAGGTGAAGGTGAGGAGACTCTACTCTTCGAAGACTCTAACGTTTACGTACGTTACGGTCTGTCCGACTCTGACATACGGTTCCTGAACACCGACTTCGCCAACTCCTCGTTTGGCGACCACTCACATCACCCAGCTCTCTCCTCGATACTGACGAAGGACTACGACCTGACGTGTGAGTAAGTTTTGAATCAGTTGTACTTAACAACTATCGTTATCGACTACGTAAGTCGACCCTCGTGAGGGTAACACACTGG